CTTGCGCGTCTGCGCTACGCCTCGGTCGAGGCGCATATTCTCGCACCGCTGCACCATGCCAGGCTGGAGCTGGAGCGGGTTCAGCCGCGACGCCATGCCTATAAATCCGGCATCTCCTTCTACTATGGTGGCGTCGTCAGGCATCTAGGGTTAAGTATGCGGGACCATGTCAAGCCCCTCTCGGATGGATGCGGATAAAGTTTCGCGCGATGGATTTCGGTCGCGTCTTACGCCAGACCCCATCGCCCGTCGCGCTGTCGCGATCCCCTCGCCCATTCGTGTTGCCCTCGATGGTGATGAGCTTGTCGTCCGCATCGAACTCCACGATGCCCACATGTGAAAAATCAAAGACCACTATATCGCCAGGCTGCGCCTGCGCCGTGTCTGGGTGGATGGATACCGTCTTCGGTCGATCCTTCGCCCAGTTGATAAATCCATACGCCAGCGCCGTCTTCGGTCGCCACTGATCCGGCGTCGAGACTTGCAGCCCCAGCCAACCCGCCACACCAGGCTCCGCCAGCCACTTCGAGACGCACCAGTCCACGAAAGCCGCGCACCACGGCCAAGCATCCGGCGCAAGATTCGTCGCCCGCTGGAAAGCTCGGATCGCGTTGCCGCAATTATTGCCGCCCTCTTCGCGAGTCCCGATCTGCCTCGCCGCTATGGCAACGAGTCGGTCAATCATTTGGAAGATGTCGGTATCGGTAGCTCATAGCAGAATGTTCCGTAGTCCGTTTTGAGACAGACGCTCGGGTTACGCATACCCGTGCACCCGCTCAGAAGCAGGGTGAGGAAGCCCGCGAAGACCGACAGGATGATAATGAGCGCGTTAGATTTTGGGCTCATTTCGGAATACCTCGATGAGTCCGAGCACCGCGATAACGGCGCTAGAGATCGCGTTAAGTTGAGCGGGTTCGATGGCGTAGCCGCAGAGTCCTGCGAGTATCGCCAGCCCGCGAAAGGTGGACGGTTCCTTTAATCGTTGGAGTAGTGTGTTCATGGGGGATGGGGAGTTTTAAGGTTAAAGATTTAAGTTTGATTCAGTCCTCGGGCGGCACGTCCCACTTGCGGACGATGACCAAGAACGAGACCACGCCCACCGCGCAGCCGATGACGAGAGACAAGATCCGAAGCCACGCCTCGATCTCCGGCAACAGCGACACACCGAGCCCGCTCGCCGTGGCGAGCAGTCCGGTGACGGTGGCAGTGTAGTGGTGGTGGTCCATATTAGCTCAGTGCGGCCGCGAGTTGGGCGCCCGTTGTTGCAACCGTGCTGCACTGCGCGAGGCGAGTGGTTTCCAGCAGATCCGTTTTGGCTTTGATGGCAGCCACATCCGAGTTGCTTGGCGCGGTGTAGGCGCTGCCAGCGAGACGTGTGCTCACTGCGGCGTCCACCCGCGCAAGCTCGGTGGCAAGCTCCGTGCGGACGGCAGTCGCATTGGCTGCGGCGGTCGGAGGTGTTGTCGGGGCTGTGTAGCCCGATGTGGCGAGGCGGCTCGATACCGTGGCATCGAGATTTGCGAGCTTGGTTGAGTTGCTGTCCATCTCCTGGCGGATTGCCGTGACGGTTGGCGCGGCGCTAGGTGCGGTATAGCCGGAAGTGGCTAGGCGGGTGCTTGTCGCTACATCCACCCGAGCGAGTTCGGTAGCGAGCTCGGAGCGAACGGCGGTGGCGACGGTGGCGGCGGAAGGGGCCGTCGCTCCGCTGACAGGGGCGTCGATGCGGGCGAGTTCGGTGGCGAGCTCCACGCGCACTTCGTCGGCGATAGCTGCTGCGCTTGGCACGTTAGGCGAATTAGTGAGGGTCGTGACGGTATCGACCAAGCCGCCCGTGATCGTGCGGGTGGCCGCGCCCCAGACTGCCGCTGCCACGGCAGCGGGATCGAGGACGGCGGTTCCGGTGGTCTGCATGGTTGCGCCTGTTCCTGCGGTAGCGCTGTGGGTGTTGGGGACAACAAATGTGACCGAAGTGCCGCTAACGACCGATGCGATGGTGTAGCTGCTGTTCCATTCGGAGTTTGATGCGCCCGTGACGGTGATGGTGTCGCCGACGACGAGCGGATAGCTGTAGGTTAGCGTGGCCGTGGCGGTCGTGCCGGATCGCGTAGCCGTGAATGGCATCGATGGCCCGTAGTTGACCGAGAGCGCCACTGATCCGCGAGCAGGCACGGTGAGGCGTCCTGTGAGGTTGCCGCTGGCGTAGCTCACGCCGCTGCGGACATCGGTGGGGTTAGCTTGGCCGAGGGTGTTGTCGGCGGTGTAGTAGCGGACGAAGCTGTTTGCGTTGATACCGTCGAGGGCGTGCTGGATGTAGCTGGTGGAAGGGGTTGTATTTAAGAACCATCTAGACGCTGAAATCGGTTGCATTCCATTTGACGAGCTTATGAATGTTCCAGAAAATCGGTTTCCGCCAATAGTTGAGACAACGACTGGGCCAGAGTTTGAAGCGGAAAACACGCAATTCACAGCAGTGATTGTGCCATTCGTTGAGTTTACTGATGGTAACCCACTAAGCGAGCAGTTGTTCAGCGTTATAGACCCTGCGCCACCCATATTTATTGCCGCATTGTTTGTGTTTGAACTAAATTGTCCAGAGGTTGTAATAACTGAAGAGTTTACAATAAGCGTCCCGCTGCCAGTTACATTTATTGCATTTGCAGCCGCCCCAGTTGAGCCACCACCAGTAAGGTTTCCCATTACTGTTAATGTTCCAGTTCCTCCTAAATTGATGCAGCCACTACCATTACTAGCTAGAATAGAAGTAAGATTGCCAGTAAGATTTAATGTAGCAGGAGTAGGTGCGGTAAAGTTTAATGCGTAGCTTCCATTCCCTGCTTGACCAGTTATGTTTGCGACGATGCTGCTTACAGATGAACCGCTAACATTAAAAGACCCACCAGCCGCCGCAGAAGTTCCGCCACCCACAAACGATGCGGCGATTGCGGCATTCGTGAGTAGAGCGACATTGACATTTTGGTCGATGGTGATTGTAAAAGTGTTGGAATAAATGTTATGCCCTGCTGCATCTGGAGGCACTGCGCCGCCTGCCCACGTTGCTCCTGCACTCCAGAGTCCCGATGCGATTGCGCGATAGTTAGCCATGATTAAAGTCCTTTCGAGATGATGAATTTTTGAAGGGCCGCGCTGATTTCGGCAACGGCGGTGAGGGTCGCGGCATCGGAGCCGGAGAGGCTACCGAGCGCGAAACATTTAGCGGCAGAGTCGTTCATCTCGACCTCACCGTTCTCAACTTGCGTAGGTATGAATCGAGCGGCGATGGACGCATCGCTGGAACCATCGGGGAGGTACTTGCCCGATATGGCGAGGTTGAGCGAGTAGCGGTCGTAGGATTTGCCGTCGATTTGGATGGGGTTGGATGCGTTCATTAAGCGTAGGTGAGGTTTTGTTTGTTGGAAAAAGCCCCGACTGCCGAGGCGGTCGCGGTGACATCGCCAGCCGCATTGGAGGTGATGCGATAAATTGTCCAGGCCGTAGCGGATTCCGGCGAGCCCACGTTCGGGATGTCCGACTCAGCCAGACGCCCGATGTAAAGGTAGTTGCCGACCACGGCGGCAGCAAAGAGGTAAGCCTCTGCCGCACCGCCCGCGCCAAGCGAGAAGACCGTTCCGCCGGTATCTTTGGAATACAGAATGCGGTCGGCGAGGTTAATGGCCAACTCCCCCACAGCGAGTTGCTGTGCGGTCGGCACTCGGCCTACGACGGAAGTCCGCTTGGTCAGTAAGGTGGGCATGGTTTAATAGAGATGAAAAAAAGGGGCTCCGTAGCGGTGGCGCGGACGAGCCGCACCACCGCACGGAGGGGGAGGGTCTTAGAACGAGCCGCCGTCGATCTCGGCTTCAATCGCGTCGAGACGCGAATCGAGAGAACCTTCGGCTGCTGTGGCGCGTGAAATCTCGCTGTTGAGCGAGCTGGTCACTGCGGACACGGCAGAAGCGCGGTCGGTGATCTCTGTTGCCAAATTCGCGGCTACAACGCCTTCAGCGGCGGTGGCACGCGAGATTTCGCTTGAGAGGTTCGATGTCAATGTGGAATCAGCACTGGTGCGAGCGGAAGTCTCGGTGGCGAGATTGGCTGCAACGGTGTTGATATTGCCTTGGACCGTCGTGATGGCTGATGCGCGGTCGGTGATCTCTGTCGCCAAATTGGCGGCGATGACGCCTTCGGCGGCCGTCGCACGATTGACCTCTGAGGTCAATGCGCTGGAGGCGCTGGAGGCGAGAGAGGTGATGGCACCATTGAGTGTGCTATCAGCGCCTTGGAAGGCAGTG